TGGTCCTAAAAACACATTCGAGCCATTGCTCAGTGCGTTAAATGACACATTAAAATGTGGTTTACAAGTAAAAAGATGGCAATGAAAAACCCCCGAGGCCGAAGCCCCGGGGGTTGATAGCTGCCGCAAATGCGGCGACGGCAGGAATTGCTCGGTGTATGCCTTACAATTTGGTGTGCGGGACCAGCGACTGATTCAGCAGGGCGGCCAAGCGCTCCTGGCGCTCAGCATGGCGCACACCTTCCGCCTCAGCGGCCGGTATGCCCTTGTTGATCAGATCGGCAATCGCGGTCGCCATAAACGAGTTGTCGCACATGGCGATCGCCTCGCCGTTGCGGTTCTGCACGATAGCTCCATTTGCCGTAACGGGCGTTTGAACCGTCGCGATGACGTCTAAATAGCTCATGTTTTTCTCCTCAATGCCGGCTCATATGCCGGTGACCGCCTAGGCGGTTTCGCGCCGTTCGTAGGCTGGAAGGCCTTGGAGGCGCCGGTGCGTTTGATCCCGGAACGCAAATACAGCGTTCAGAGCGGCGTAGGAATCATCTTCTGCCTCAGGTACACCGGGAACCAGTAAGACGCCAGGCTCATAACCGTGCCTGGCACCTGCCTCGACGACCTCCCGCAGTTTGCTTTCGTTCGGCCACGCGGCGATCAGAAGCATGCCCTTTGGAATGCTCCGAGCGTTCGTGAACGTAATCAGGCCATTTCTATCGACATACGCTCTTGCCATGTTTTTCTCCTCATAGCGCCACAATGGCGCCAACCCCGAAGGGTTTCAAATAACCGAATCGAGTATCCGGGCCGAAAGCACGGATATCTCGTAGGCTTCCTTCCAAGACCACACCTTCACGAAGGTGATCGGATAGGTGACCATCTTACCATCGACAACGTGGACGACATCGATATGGGCATAATAGCCCTCGTTACCGCCACGTACCGGATAGCAGGCCGGCCAGCATCGGCCCTTTTCGCCGAGCGACTGCCAGCAGGGCCAAATATCATCCTTTGTGAGTTGAGAGTGACCCCACCTGCGATCTCTCCGATAAAAATTATCGGAGTCGCCAATGTGTGGAATGCCAGCATTACGCAATGCGATTTCAAGTTCCCTTAGAACGTCATCGATCTTGCGATTCTCCCAATCTATACATTCCCTCTTGGCAGATAGATCGACATTGACATGTGGCTCAAATCCAGGCTTGGTCAGGAGCAGCTCCATCCAGTCATCCGACATGTTGGTAAATTGCTCCTGCCAGCCCTTGGCCATAGCCATGGCTTCGATCGATGGGCGCAGATCCTGCAGAACGATGTCCTTGATGGGCTCGTCCGACGAGGACATGCGCTGCCATATGCGGCCCGCGGCAAAGCCGTGCGCATAGGAAGGCGATTGATCGGGAAAGGCAAAACTAAGTTGATATTCGGGCATGTTTTTTCTCCTCATGCTGCGGAATACAGCGACCGCGCTAAGCGGTTTCGGGGGTTGATCCGTGATCGGTTTCCCCTGCATCAAACAGCGCCTCCACACACTGATCGGAGAGTGCTTTGAGCTCCGCCCAATCTTCGTCATTTCCTCCATGCTGGCGCTGCTCGATTTCGTGGTCGATAATTGCCATACAGCGTTTCAGAAGTTCTGGGATCGCATTTTTGTGGGGTATTTCTTCGGTCTTTGTTTCACCCCCGCAGTCGTCGCAATAAGCATGGTCATGGACTGATTCCAGTTCCCATTGTTGGGTTTCCAGGTTCCATGAAGCCCACGCATCTCGCTTGACATTTGGGCTTCGGCAAGACGAACAGACCACGTCGACAGGGTGAGGTATCCTCGTTTTGTCAACGTAAGGCGTGTTTGCGTAAGTCATATGTTTCTCCTCACGCCGGCGGGATGCCGGCGACCCCGCAAGGGGTTTCGGTGGCCGGTTAGGCCGCGCCTTCCTTTTCGAGCCTCTTATCGAGGTCGCTGGTATCAGGAAGATCGATGAAGTCCTTAATCGAATAGACGTGTACGAGCTCACTGCCATAGCGGCTCGCATTACCCTCGGGTTTTTCGACAATGTCGTAAAATTCGAGAGTTTCATCGTCCAGGTTCAAAATATAGCCGTATTCGCACCAGCTTTTCGGCTCAATGCCGAAGTTGCCGTCCAGGAAGACGCCGGCGTCTAGGCGTTGGAGGATCGACCCTTGATGTTTCCGGCACAGGCAATACCAATCCTTGGTCGACTGTTTGGAAACGCTCAGATCGACGGCGCCCAGTTGTTGCATTTTGCGGATATCGCCATCCGAAGGCGTGGAGTCTTGTGCAATCAGGCGCGCTGTACGCGCCTTTTGCTTCAGTTCGCCAATTACGTCTTCGTAAACGCGATTCTTGAAACGCTCCTGAAGCTCGGCCAATATCTCGGCGCCAACGCCGCTGGGGTAGCCGTCGAACTGATTGTACGAAAGCTTGTCGGCCTGGTCGATGCGAATACCGCATACTGATCTTGTACCAATTTTCATTCTCCTAATTAAAGTTTTCAAAAGCAGCTGTCTGCTGCAACCCCGGAAGGGGTTTCAGGTGTCGGGCAGGTCGGATTGCTCACACCGGACGACAAGTTCTTCGGTTCCGACGGCGTCCATGTATTCGAAATACCGGTCGATCGCCTCGGAATCATCCTTGGGAATCGGGCCTTCGACACCTTCTGGCCCCCAATTCGCGCGCGCATAGGCTGCGAGCTGGGATGTCAGGCCGGCCTCTGTTTTGTCCGAATAGGCGTTATACCCGTGGACGTGCCGCACTACGGCAACCCAAATTTTCATGTTTTCTCCTCTTCATTGGCGGCGCTGATGCCGCCGACCCGCGCGAGCGGGTTGCAGACAGTGTACTCAATGGCCGGTGAACCGGCCGACCGCATTAAGCGGTTTCGCTGGGCGTCCCAAAGATCATTTCTGCGTCACGCTCATATTCCTGAACGGCCTTTTTCGCCGATGCTTCAAGAAATTCCCGCTGGCCTGGCTGTTCGATTGGATCCGATATTTGCTCGACTTGAATCATAAGCCCTTTTCCCAGGAATTCCTCGGGCGTTTGGGAATCGTATTCGTTCTCAAGGAACCCTACGAACCGGTTGAGGGCAGAATAAACCATCATGGCGAGAATCACGTATTTTCGCTCATTGGCGGTTTGGACCTTTGGATCGTCTGAATTTTCCATGTTTTTCTCCTCATGGCGCCACAATGACGCCAACCGCCTTTCAGGCGGTTTCCTCAGAACGCATCACGCGCGCATCAGATTTCCGACGGGATGATCTTGATGAGCAAATAGGACGGTTCTTCATCCGCGTTGCCCTGCTGCTCATCAAGATCAGCGCCAAGGGTGTCTTCCAGTTCCTCGGGGATATTGTCGAACAATTTGCGGGCCTGTTTGCGGGTGATTACCGTACCGCTCCAGTTATCGGGCTGAGCGGCCGGCCAGGTATCTAAAATATCGTCTGGCATATCTTTCTCCTCATGCTGCGGAATTGCAGCGACACACCGCCCCTTTGGGGGCGGCGGTTTCCTTAGAACGCGTTACGCGCCGCTTTATCCATGACCTTGGCGCCGATCCGTTCGAGATCGAGGCGGCGGTCCTGGTGCTCAATGGTGCGAGCGACGGCGGTAATGCCCTGGCAGAAATCCCAGGCGCTGGTGGCAGGATGACCTTCCTCGCGTTCCACGGTATCCAGGATCTTCCGGCTTTGAACCTTTGAAAAATCCAGGGTCTTGAGAAACGCCATGCGGTCATCGTCGTCACGCGCGACTTTGGCTTCCTTGGCAGCGGTAATGCCGGCGATGAGCTTGTTGGGCTCACTGAGGGCATAACGCTTCAGGGCGGGTTCCGCGTCGCGTGCAAAGCGATCCGGCGCGAAACGCGTGTGGTTGATCTTCATGGTGTCAAACCCTTCGACACCCCAGAGATTGCGGTTCATGCAAACGCCGCGCAGCATGAAAGTAGCGATGCCGAGCGACCTGCTGCCCACCTCAGAGTTCCAGGCATAGAAGCCGCGGAACACGTAATCGGGATCGCCGTTATCCAGCTTACCGATTTCGATGGGATGCGTGTCGTCAACCAGGAAAAGAAACACGTCGCGATCCGATGCATACAGCGTCGTACTCTCGGTCGTGGGCGAAACGTACGGATTGTACGTCTGTTTCGCCCAGTCAATCTGCCCCGGGATTTTCCAGCAGGTATCACCCGTCCCGTCGCCGGCGATGCGTTGCACCGCTTCGCCGAGCGTATGGTCCATGATCCGGCCGTAGCCGTCGCTGGTGAAGGCCCGTGCGTGGCGCGATTTGTCGTTCCAATAAAGCATGGAATTGAGATCGCGCTTCACGGTCAGGTCATCCATCAGATTGACCGCCGTGAGAAAGGCCGGCTTTTCACGCAGATACGAAGCAGGTGCGCCCGCGAGCGAGCACATCTGGCCGAATACATGGTGGGTAAGACCCAGCGGCTCACCACCATCGGGCGGCGCCAGGAACAGATTTCGTGTGTCTTCCTTGCTTGCGACAAGGCGCAGATCGCGGGCATCGATGACATCTTCCTTCATCCCGACGGAGCGGGCTTCGAGAGAGGCCATGAGCGCGGAAATGCTCGTGAACCGCTGGTCGGCCGGCCGCGAAAACCATTCCTGGCTGACGCGGCTGTTGTTAGAGCCACGCGTCGCATCGATGCGGCGCTCCCCGACCACCGGGGTATTGTCAATGATGTGTGTATCCATTCTTCGATTCTCCTTTTCAGTTGCAGCGTCGCGCCTCGCGGAATTGCGAAAGCGTTATCTGCGGACCCCGGAGGGTTTCGGGAGGTATTACACACTAATATGTGTTTTTTGGAAGAAAAGTAAAGAATAAAAATGTGTTTCTGAAATGATTTTCCAGCCAGCGAAATGCTGGCAACCGGCCGGAGCCGGTTTCATCTTTCTACGTGCTTGAGCACCTTGCGCTGAATTTCATTGGCGAGGCCAAAATAGGTCAGCCGCATCATGGGGTCGCTCAGCATGCTTTCCGCTTCCGCTTCCGCGGGGAATTTGGACCCCACGGAATCCAAAACCGCTTTGTTTTCCGGGTTAGCCCGGAACATTGCGGTTTTGGTGGCCCAGATGTAGAGCTCTGCCATGTGCTCGCTAAGAGGTGCTTCCAGGGAAGCCTCATACATCACCATGGCGAATTCAGTCGGACCGACTGGAAGTTCGGTCAGGGCGAGCGCCCATTTCAGGCGATCAGCGACGATGAAGTGTTTGAACTGCTCGTTTTGCGTCAGTGGATGATGCTGGAGCTCGCGCGTGCGGCTATGGCAGATGATAGGTCCGCCAACGAATTTAATCCGATAGCCAGCGATCTTCAGACGATGAATTCCGGCGCCAAGCGATAGCATCGCGGCGATAAGCTGCCCGCTCATGCCAATCAGCGCCAGAGGCTCCAGCCTTTGATAGAGGCTTTCAGCCACGGATTTTTCGTCTGGAAAATTAGTCCGAGCCGCATCATCCATGATGTTCAAAATGTTCTGGTCCATGTTTTTCTCCTCAATACCGGCAGGGATGCCGGCAACCCCAAAGGGGTTTCAGGAAGCGCGGATCAGCCGGCTCACGGCCAGGATGCCATTCTCATCACGTTCAGCGCCTTGATAGGGGCTGGTTGCCGGGTAAACGATATCGGTCCTGTCCGGGCAAAGTTTTGCCGCGGCAAGAGCCGCTATCTGGCTCACGATGAGATAGGTTTTTGGCCGGGAATCCGGCAGGTTCTGGATGCCGATTGTGCGGCTTGGCGCGTGGATCGTAACGCCATCCTCTGAAGTGACGGCTGGCCCCATGCGCGTTTTTATTCGCACCGGGGGACCATCAGGTTCAATGATCCTCACGCATCCGTCGCATTTCAGCGATATGACGTGGGGTGTTAAATTCAAGATTTTCATGGGGGTTCTCAAACCGGCGGGATGCCGGCAACCGGCCGGGCCGGTTTCAGAAGGTAGGACGGGCTTTTTTGCGGGCCACCAGATGTTTTAAAGACCTTATTTTCCCGATGGGATATGTGCGGGTCATTGATTTCAACGTCGATCCGAAGCGGCGCTCCAACTTCACCTCAATGAAGCTATTTTTAGCCAGCTTGCAGAAAGCGAAATCGCCACCTTTTTCCTTTAAAAGCTCCGAAACAAATGTTTCGATGTTCGCAGCGCGTTTGCGCTTGCACCGAGACATGTCTGCAGTCAATGACATCTGGCAAAGAGTGCCGTCATAAATTGGACCGATCATATGACCGTGCAAAGTGGTTGAAATTCTCATGTTTTTCTCCTCATGGCGCCACAATGGCGCCAACCGGCTGTGCCGGTTTCAATCAAGCAGGTGCTTCACCTGCCCATCGATCAGACTGTGAACCAACTCCTCAGATAGATCGTCCAGGATCGCCTGAGACAGATCTTGAACCTCAAGAAAACGCAACTCGCCAACGCGATCCGCGATATCTCTATTGGCCCATCGTTCACATATATTTTCGATCAAGCTTCCATCTGAATGGAGATTGGCACTTCGAAAGAGTTCCTCTTTCGAGGTTGCTACGATCTCTGACCAGGCCGCTCTGATTTGTGGGTTTTTCCAGTGTTTTTTTTCGATGAGCAGGACGATTTCACTATCGGTAGGAACAACAGGCGTCGGGATTTTTTTATGAACGCGGTGGCCGAGGTAGTGAAGCATCGCGAACGTTACTTCGATATCCTCGCCAACCGCCAAACCGGCGTAGTTTTCCAGGTTTTCATCTTCATTGCTGAAATAATCCCAGCATGCTGTTCCGGCATCCTTTTCAGGAGTTTCGAAAATTGTGAAGTTCATGTTTTCCTCATGCTCACCGGGGATATCCGGCGGCGACCGCCTTTCAGACGGTTTCTGGAAATGTCCAGTTGTAGGGCGGCTCGTCTATGAAGACGGCAGCCCTGGCTTCTTCTGAGCCGTTTCGATTCGAGGCTGCGATCTTCAGTATAGAATAGTCGCTGTAACCCGCCAGCATCCGAACCACATTCCACCAGGATTCTGGATCGTAGCAAAGCCGGGCGATTTCCCGCGGGGTCATCTGCAGGGATGAATTATCCTCGAATTTCACGGCAAGATAATCTTCTTGTCTTGCGCGTGGCATGTTTTTTCTCCGCCGGCGGGATGCCGGCAACCGCCTTCAGGCGGTTTCTTTTTGGCGAGTAGGTATATGGAATGCATCAGCCGGTTCAACACATCTCTCAATGTTGCCTTCCGGCGCCAGCTCGTAGATATAAATCTGGAACAGTCCAATACCCAGCTCGCCATTGTGAGCCTGCGTGATAAAGACATCACGCGCAGCCTTGGCTTTTTCCAGGCTCGGATACTGACCGAATATATGAAGGTCATCTCCTCGCCAAACCTGGACTTGGTGTTTCATGACATGTTTCTCCTCAATGCGGCGAATGCCGCGAATACCAGACGTTCCCGCCTGGTATTTTCCTAAAGGCCGAGCAGTTTCACGATCAGGAAGATCGTGATGCCGACGGCCAAAGCGTCGCCGACGCGCCCAATAAACGAAAGAATGATGGCGACTGCGATCAGCGTTCCGAAGAACTCACCGATGAGTGTCAGCATCTTCCACCGTTTTGATTTGGACGGCGCCGCGCGCCGCTTGTTGAATGGCCAGCGGTTCGCTCATGTTGAAGCGCTTGCCGCCGGAGAAGTACCAGCACTTGGTTCGACCCGTGCTGGAGTATTTTCGGAACACCGTGATTACGGATTTTCCGGGTTCGGTGTTTTCCACATTGCTCACGCTGCGACCAGGCTCAGATTTGTGTCTGATTTCTGGACCCAGAGCGGATATCGCTGGAATTTCAGGCCGCGCAGGCTGATCGGAGCGTCCAGCAACGTGATGCTGTCGGAATCGATCTCCCCGGCGCGCGCCGGCGGTTCGCCGGCGGCCGTGGACAGGGCGATAAAATATCGCGTCCCGTCCGGCCGGAAGGTCTGACCATTGCAGCGCACAAGAAGCGCTTCATGGTCTTCGGCCCGGTGATGACCATAAATCACCAATTCCAGCTTCCCGGTCGGAAATTCGTAGCTTGGCCCCACCCGATAGGCATGGGTCAACGTTTTGCAATACAGATCGACGAAAGCCGGCTTGAACCGGCGCAGCAGATATTTCCGCGTTTTGGGCGGGATATCGACTGCAATTCGCACAAAGGATGTGTTTGTCATTCGACTAACTCCTTATTTTTATGGCATTATTGCCTATCGATATATAATGATTCCGGTTCCAAAATCAAGATAAAAACACATTTTAATGTGGTTAGCAATGTGCCATAAACCCGCCACCACAACGAAAAAGGATGCCGATAATGCCTGTTGACCAGCCCCTGCTCGGTCTTTCGATGAGAATTCCACCCGCCAATGTCCAGGCCGAGCAATCTCTCCTCGGCGCTATATTGGCCAACAACAAAGCGTTCGACCGGGTTGGCCATTTTCTGAGGCCGGAGCATTTTGCTGACCCATTCCATGGCAGGCTCTTTGGCGAGATCAGCCGGTTGATCCTTGAGGGCAAGGTCGCTGATCCAATAACCCTGCGCCCCTGGTTCCAGGCACAGCCTGACTGGGACGAGATGCCAGGCGGAGCGGCCTATATGGCGCAGCTGCTATCCGCGATGGTCGGCATCATCAATGCCGCCGATTATGGGCGATCGATCCAGGATTCCTGGGCGAAGCGGCAAATCATCGACCGCGCAGAGCTGATGGTGGAAATGGCGTTTTCCGAAAATATGCGGGCCGAGGACATCGTGAACACCACCGTCACGGCGCTGGAAAGCACCATGCTGCTGCACGGCGATGTGGTAGAGGTCAGCCTCCAGGCAGCCTCAGAGCTGGTTTTCAACACAATGAGCGACGCGATGGGGGGAAAGACGTCCCCAATTTTCTCGACTGGCATCGCAGACCTGGACGCCATCCTGGGCGGCGGCCTTAAGCTACGGCACCTGAACATCCTCGGTGGCCGGCCGGGCCACGGCAAGAGCGCGCTGGCGCGGCAGGTCCTACTCTTCATAGCGCAGGAATACAAAATGCCCGTCCATGTCATTTCGTTGGAAATGACGGCCGAGGATCAGGCCGCGTGCGCGCTCGGGACGTATGCCGGGATCTCCGCTGACCGAATCGAACAGGGGCGCCTAAGCACGGCGGAAGCCATGCGCGTCTTTGATGCCAAGAAAGGGTTCGCTGATCTCAGGGTATTTTTCGATGACCGCCCGCGGTTGAATCTCGACCAGATCAGAATGGGAATCCGTCAATTCAGACGAAAATACGTCAAGAAAAATGAGCCTTTCCTTGTGGTTATCGATCACATGCACCTGATTTCCTTGAACAGCCGCACCGTGAAGGGCGGCCTCGGCCTGGTCTTCGCAATCGGCGAGAATGCGAACGGTCTGAAGGAGCTGGCGAAGGACGAAAATTGCAGCGTTCTGGCGCTGGCGCAGTTGAGCCGCAACAAAGAGGGATCGGAGGACAAGGTGCCAACCCTCGGAGATTTAAAGAATTCTGGCGATATAGAGGCTGCGGCTGACAAGGTGTTCTTCACGCATCGCCCAGAACTTCACCTGCATAAATCGAAGCCCAGCCGGAAGCCGAATGAGAGCGATTCAGAGTATGCGGCGCGCGAGATCGCTTACCAGGCGCTCGTGGAGCAGGAAGCCGGCGTCGTGCATCTTGTCAGCGCAAAGGTGCGCCAGGGCCGCACCGGTGCCATTCAGATGCGCTTTGACGGCGAGACGACGGCCTTTTTGAGCCTGCATCAATGAGCGACCGCGAGACACCATGGTTCAAATTTTACCCCTCTGATTGGCAGGCAGATACCAACCTTGGAACCTGCAGTCTCGGGGCCCGCGGGCTGTGGATGGAGCTCTTATCCATCATGCACAAGTCGGAAAGATACGGTTTTTTGCTCATTTCTGACTCAAAACCGAGCATAAAACAGCTCGCTTTTGTGTGCAGAACTGAGCCAAAAAATGTCGAAAAATATCTCCAAGAATTGCGCAAATTTGGGGTTTTGTCTGAAACAGCCGATGGAATAATATTCTCCCGCCGAATGGTAAAGGATCGGGAGGGAAGCTCCATTTTGTCTGATGCCGGGTCGACCGGTGGCAACCCTAACATTCGGCGCGGAACCGTACGAAAAGACCTTCGAAAACGCTCCTACAGACGCTCAGACGCACCGGCAAAAACGAAAAGAATATTTGAAAAAACAGAAGGTTGTTGCATATGGTGCGGCGTCCATCTCGATGAAAATGGCGAAGGTCAAAACGCCTTCCAGATCGACTATATAAAGCCGGTTTGCGACGGCGGTAATCACGATGAAAGCAACCTGGTTCCCTCATGCGGGGACTGCAAAAATTCGCGGTCAATTGGAAAAAATTTCTATAAAAAGCCATTTAGGCCGGAGTGGCGGATATACGTTCCGACCGATTCCGACGTTAACGTCGGACGCGATTCCGACACTAAGCCCGACCATAAGCCCCATATACCAGAGACCAGAGACCAGAAAGAAAGAGTTCCGATTCCTTCGGAATCGGCGCCGGCGCTGCCGGCGCTCCCTGGGGTGATCATCGATGTGCGCACCCAGCTTTTCCGGGACGGCCTGGAAATCCTGCGGCGCCTCACCGGCAAATCGGAGGGCGCCTGCCGGACTTTCCTGGGCAAGCTGCTCAGGGAGGCCGGCGACGACTGCGAGCTGGCGCTGCGCAAGCTGCGCGAGGCGGCCGAAACGCCTCCAGCCGACCCGGGAGCTTGGCTCATGGCCGCGGTCAAAAAAGGTTCGGTTCCGAAAAAAAGCGCAAAAACCGAGGCGATGGAAAAAATTTCCGCGAGGCTTGACGCGGGTGGCAAAAACACACAAAGATGTGTTTTGACCATCGACGGCGAAGCGGAGCGGGAACTGGATGTTTAAGGTTTTGGAACGGATTGGAATCAATATCAGCCACCCGGCTGCGCAATCCCTGAATTACCTCAAATCCACCGACATCGCCATGTTTCCCCCCTCACCGCGGCGCCTGGCCGATTGCGGGTTTTTGATGAACCTGCTGATGGTTTATTTTTCCGGGATCACGCTGGCCGAGGCCACGGATTGGTTCGGCAGCGTCGTTGCCGGCACCAAAACCGGGTCGCTGGATGCGACCGAGATCGAGGCGCGGTGGAACGCGTTCGCGTTCAGCGTCGAGGGCAAGCCGAAATGCCTGTTCGACGACGCCTTGAAGCGCGAGGTCCTGTTGAAGTTTTCCTGGCTTCCGACGGCCGCCGAGGTCTGGGCTTTGGTGGAACCGGAATATGCTGAATTTCAGTCTGTATTGCTGCATTTGAACAAGATTTTGGGGCGCCCTTTCCGTGCAGCCCTTCCCTCCTTCGCCGAGATCGAAGAGCACGGATGGGCCATCGACCCGGCCGCAAAGCCTGCGATCGTATCAGTCCCGATTCGGGCGCTCAGCCAGGCTTAAAGCCGGCCGGCAGCCCATACAGCCGCGGGAACGGGAGCGCCTTTACCGGCACCTGGCGGCTCCGTAATACGGCATCGAAATCCTCAATCGAATAAACGACCACGTGAAGATGGGCCAGGCGAACAGCAGCGTCCCGGAATATGCGTTGCGGGCGTGATAATCGCCCTGCCTTTCGGTCCGGCGTCAGTCCCGGTATTCCGGCCAGCTCCGGGACCTTCACTTCGATCAGCGTCGTAGCAGCGCCATCGGTGAGTAGGATCAGGTCGACAGCCCCCGGCAGAACGCCCTGCCCGGCCGGCACCAGGAAAGCCTCGTCTGGCTTGAATCTCTCTACCTCAGCATCCTTTTTCCTCTTACGGCCAGTCAACATGCTGGCCGTGGAAGGGTCCCTCTTCTCGCCATTCGGCACCGCGAAAAGAATGGCGTCGCCTGGCCGCACCACGGCGGCGAAATAGGCGACGATCGAGGCCTGGAGGTCTCGCTCGGGATGCGCCCTTGGAGAGGTCAGCTTGAAGGGTTTCATACGGGGCGACCACCTGGGGTCGTGCCGATTTTCCTCAATAAACTTCTGGTTTTATTGAGGGTTTTTCGCTGTAACGAATGTGTGAAATTCCGTTCATATTTTAGACAATAACATTGCAAAGAAGGTATTTTAACGCCTATTAAGAATTCGCAACACATTTTGGTGTTACTTTTGGTATGTCTTTTGAGGTGGAACTTATGTGCGGCTCTGCGTTCTGGTTCAGGTCTTTTTTCGGAGCGGCGCGGAGTTTAACCCCAGGGTTTTTTTCAAGGTAATCCAATGTTTTCTGAACGGCGCGCAACGTGGTTATCGATGGCTCCCAGCCTGGCTTTAACATGCCTTGCAGCGTGTTCGGGTGCAGCCCAGATTTTATGGCGATTCCTCGAATCGGTTGGCCGCTTCCCTTTACCTGCTTCACGACATGGACGATCAGCTTATCGATATCTTGCGTCATCGCGCGAATCAAAACACATTAGGTTGTGTTTTTCAATAGTTTTGCCTTCAAATTCACAACATAATGGTGTGTCGCGTGTCTGATGTCGAGTCGTCCGCTGAAAAGCGCCGTGTGGCCCTCAAAAAGGTCCTCAATGAGCGCGGCATCAATCCAACTGACCTTGCCAGCATGTGCGGGTGGGGCACGCCCAACGTGATCTATAATTTCTTTGCGGGCCGCACCACCCAGCTCTCAACTCAAAAATATGAGGAAATCTGTAAGGCTCTGCCAGGCATTACGGTTTCTGATCTTACGGGCGGCACTGTAAAAAAAACCGCGCCTCAGGTTCTGGTGAAAACAGAGTGCCGGGCCGGTTATTTGAGGGACACGTTCTCGCTGCCGGCCTCTAAAATTCGCGAGCTTCCATTGCCTGTGGATGACGCTGCTCGCGTCGCCGGCGCTTATGCCGCTGTCGTGCGCCATCCGGGCGCCGAATCGATCTATCCGGAAGGGTCCTTACTGCTTTGCATCCCGGTCGACAGGTTTGAAGGCGAAATTACAAGGGGTCGCCGTCTCCTCGTGGAGCGTCTTGTGGACACCAAATTGGAAGTCACGGTACGCGAGGTTCAGGAAGACGCAGAAGGCCGATTCTGGCTCTCCCAAAGGTCCACTGACCCGAGGTTTTCCGACGCTGTAAAATTGCCGCAGCAGATTTCAGGAAAACCGTGGCGCGAGAAGGGGGAGAAGTATGCGATTGCCGGCATCGTGATCGGCGCATTCGTCCCCGAACAATAGGCACAAAAAACCCCCGAAGCCGTAACTTCGGGGGTTTTTTTAAGACGCAAGCGCCATTTCTACGCCGGGCAGGAAGGCGACGCCTTGCGCGTTCACCAGGATTGGTTTCGGCGGGGCGGCGAACCAACCCGAGACCGTATCACCAACCCAGCTGCACGCGTCGCTGGCGACGTCGTACACAGCCTGGCAAGCTGGCTTGCCGTACTCGTAGACAACGATCACGGCGGCGGCATTCACCGCGGCTGCGGTAACGACCGCGCCGGCGATCAGCACGTTCTTCGCGGCAGCGCTGGCAACCGCCTCGGCAGCGATTTGCGATGCGGTGTCCAAAAGACGATCGATCATTGATTTTCTCCTTGTTTTGATAGCCAGAGGATTCTGGCGGACGACCGGGGAATAAAGTCCCGGCCGGCTTCGGCACGAAATAGGCGTCTCTCCAGGAGAGCTCGACACTCAGAATTTTCGATTTTGGTAGAAGATAATTGAGCTCGATCCTGGATCGACCTGTTTATCAAACTGGAATTGCTTCCAGTGACCCCGTAGGGGTTGCAAACAAAGGATTAACATAACTTATATGGTAGTAGACCATTGAAATTCAAGGTTTTTATTGTTTTCAGGAATATTTTTGGGAATATTTTGCGTCGATTTTGTCAGTTTTTACGCATCTTTTTCGGCGAGGTCCAAGGCAAGAATATCATCAGCGAGAGCCATTTTGGCGGTCACGATGCGGCCGCCGAATCCGACAACGTCGGCGATCTCAGCCAGGCGCCTGGTAATCTTCCTGTGTTCCCTGCCGGCTGATGCTGCGTTGGGATCTCCGGCTCGCACGATCCTTGCAAGATCGGTCTGTTTGGCACGGTAGGAATCGATGAGAATTATCGCTTCCTCTCGCGTAATTTCCAAATATTTTGGCATTATCGATTTAATCACGCTGGATATTGTCCAGCAACCCCCGCAGGGGTTTCGTTTAGGCCGCCTTGCTCTTGCCCGGCATTTCTGCCGGTGGCGGCGCCGCGAGATCGGGGCGCTTCAGGTGATACGCCAGCCAGTTCGGATGGCTAAAGGAGCGAGGCCTGCTCATGGGCATGAGAAGCCCTACGGCATCCACGTTCCCGAAGCTGGTCCGGAAATGGGCTGGCCCACTATTGTCGCAGATTTCGATGTTGATACCGGCTCCTTTTGTCTCGCCCAGGATCTCCGCGAATTGACCGATGCGCTGCAGCAGCGAGGAGCTAAACACCGCCCCGCTCCGCTCTTCACCGATCTTCTTGAAGAGCCTCGAGAAGTCAGGAAACGTCCCGTCGATCGCGGCATTGCGGCCGATCTGCTCACAATTTGGGCTATCCCATTCCAACTCAGCCACTTCCTGAGCCGTAAGCTTCGTGCCGGCATGGAACGCCAACCTGAATTCAGGTGCCGTTTCCTTACCGTGTTGCTCGTAGCGCAGCCATTTGGACGTGAAGTTTTTGGACTTCGACTCCTTTGCCTTGATCTCGGCCGCGAATTCCTTGATGCGCCAGATCTGCGACGCCCCGGCGCAATGCGCGTCCGGGTCGTAGACGGACACCAGGAGGTGACCATCGGTGGCCGTCATAACCGCGCCACCTTCCTCATGCGGCTGGATGTAAATGCCGCCCAAGTAATAGCGCGTTTCCTCGGTCGACACGATTTTCATCAGCGCCTGCATGTGGCGCGGTCGAACGACAGCGATTGAATTTTGATTGGTCATAAAATTCCCTTTCGGCCCCCAGAGTGGGGGGCTGATCACCCTGCCGGTTGATCCGGCAGGAAGGGAGGGTGGCGCCGGCGCGCGGCCGGCGCCGATCTAGCGCTTATGGTTTTAGGGTCTCAGGGAGCGCTGGGCGCTAGATTAGGCGGCGAGCTCGAAGCGGCGCTCCGCCGCGGCGCGGGCGGCATAGGTTTGCACGATCCCGTTTTGGTCTAGTGACGAGCCATCAAGATAGACGCGGACCCAAGCCCGGCCGTCTTCCGTCTCGAAAGTATCCCGGGTCGCCGGTTCATCGACAAGCATCTCCGGCGCTGCTTCACCAGCGACGTCGGGTGCCCAAATACCTGCGTTGTTGTCGCGAACGCACTGTGCGATGCACACGGCTGAATCTCCGAATAATATTCTTCTGCGTAACACATTTATGTGTGTTTTTGCAAGAAAAAACCCCGCTTCTTCGCAGAAACGGGGATTTTTTTATCGGATCATCCGCGCAACCATGCCGAAACCAAGACTGGAAGCCGCAAGATAAACGACCGTTCCGCCGGTTTGAAACATGAAGGATGCGTGGATCAGACCATAGGCCCATATGGCGGCACCGGTGCAAAGTCCGATTCCGAATAGACCGCTCAATGCGATTTGCTTCAGCATGTTTATCCCTTTCTGCCCATGTGTGTGGACTGATTTTCACCCCGAGCTGTGCCCGGGAAGGGTTGGCCGGGACGCTGTTAAACGTCCCGGCCTGGATTGGCGTACATTTCCTGTAGTGCCAGCTGTTGAGAAGCGGCACTCAGAATTCCGTATGCGCCGCCGGCGCTCAGAATGATCGCGCCAGGCGGTACTTCGGCGCGTGGCAGATCGTTGATTCGATCAAGGAACCGCCAGCACTGCTCCTGAGCAGCGCACAGCTGGAACGCTGCGCGGCGCTGCACGATCAGCCCTTCGTAAAGCACTGGCTCGCTGAGCCAGGCCAACATGGCGGTATCCTCTTCTGAGTCGTCCGGAGCCGCGAGGATTTGATCCTTCATAGCGTTCTCCGTTAAGTTGTTGAAACACATAAGAATGTGTGTCATTCTCGTACTCAGAATATGGGTCTTATTTGATTTATTTCAATACTTTGCGGGAACAAAATAACCCATGGCGTCAAGTTGAATGGCCACAAAAAAGAAATCGCGGAATGCTCTCAATGTGGAAGCTGCGATGCAGCGCTTGTGGGCGGAAATCCGAGAGGAATTTGAGACCACCGATATAGGGCTGCGCGCCCTGGCGAAGAAATACGGGATCAAGAGCCATGCTACGATCAAGCGCCGCGTCGACAGCGAAAACTGGCGCCGCGACGTTCCCTCGGTAGCGGCTCATATCGCGACCCAAAACGTCCTGCAGAGCCTGGAAAATGAACCGGCGCTGGGTGGTTCGCAAGGCGGTTCATCCCCGCCGGTTGAGCAACCACCAGAATCTCAGAATCATGCAGAAAAAATCGGAGAAACTGTAAAATCGGAAGTGGTTGAAAAGGGTGGTTCGCAAGGCGGTTCCTCGCCACCCTTCAAACCGACTTCCCTGGCCATTTCGGAGCAGGTTGGCGCCATCAGGGCGGCCCGGCGAATGGCCACGGCGCAGGAGCAGCAGTTGCTGCGCGAAATCGAGCTCGCCAACGCGACGATTGGCATTTCCGCCAGCATGATCCAGATGCTGAACACGGCGATCACCACTGAGGACCCCGCCGAGGCCACGAAAATTATATCCAGGTTCAAGGCGCTCGGCGGCAAGATGGAAAGCTTCAGTAGCTTGCTCAAAGCCGCATTGGCGGGTGTCGAAAAGGGCGTGGCGATGCGGCGTAAGGCCCTCGGCATGGAACCCCGCGGCGGCATTCCTGCGCCAGGCGCCGGCGCCGCTGGGCAGGCAGAGCTGCCGGAGCAGGTTCAGCAGATGCTCCCTGCCCTTTCCACTGAGCAGCTCATGGAGCTGCGCCGCACGGCGGCGATGCTCAACGAGAAAATGCGCTTGGCGCAGCCTCAGGCCCATATTACGATTGACGCAGAAATTGCAGAAGCGGCAATAAACTCGTAAATTTCCGGTTGCAAAACACATCTTAATGTGTTTTTCTTTTCCACATGGCGACAGAAACACATACCGCTGGAAGAATTCAATATCTCCCGCCGCGCGCGCCGAGTGAGCGCCAGAGCCTGCGGGAATTCGTCGACAAAATCGCTTCACGCTGCGAGACGCCGGAGGGCGCCGAAACGCTGGCGATGGAAGAATTGCTGCTCAAGCCAGACTTGGCGGATGAAGCCATGCGTCTTGGTCTGCGCCAGATGATCGGCGAAATGCGTACCAGGTTGCGGACTTCTATGGTGAAGGCCAGGCGGGGGGAATGGCGCGCGGAAAAAAATGCGCCGCGCGGCTTCGCCGGCGCCGCGGCGGCCCGGGCATCCTTCTATAACTGGCCCCTACCGAATTCGGCGGTCGTTCTAGGCGATGCGACTGTCGCGGACCTAGAGGCCGCGGCGGCTTTCCATGATGTTCACCGGGACGCGCACGCCAGCCGCGGGGGCGCCTACCGGCAGATCGCCGCGCTTCTGACGCGAGCCACCTCGAACCAAGATGTTCCGGTACGGAAAATCGTTGCCGAAGGCGAGTTGGCGCGCATTTTGGCTGGAACCCCCGCTTGAATCCGGTCCAAAAGGCCGGGCTGCCGGCCGTTACGCGCTTGCTACCCAAAATGCCGGTGCCGGCAGCAAACCAACGCCGGCTTCGGCCGGCCCGCGCGGCCCGTTATAGTTTGCCATCCGATAGCAAGATGCCGCGCGGTTTAAATTCGGCCCGTTCTCATTCATTCCCGGCCTGTGTTTTAGTGATGCCCCAGGAGATCGAGCCGGGGGAATGCGAGGGGTCGAGCCTGCGGCCGAAAAGGGAGTGTTTTCCCCAAGCTGCAATGCCGCAGGTATTTTTCAGCTCAGCGGGCCATCAAATCGACGACAACCGCAGATGCCTTGCCACACTGCGCTGCGGGGGCGCGGCCAACACCCAGGCGCCTTCCATCAGCATCGCGCCGCGCCCCGTTTTTTTCCCAGCCCAAGGATCCATGAAATGAACCCACCATACGATTCCGGCCTTGCGCCGGGTGACGCCGCGGCCGGCCATGGTCTAATTGATAACCAGCAGAGCCCTGCAGGCCGCGGCAAACCTCTTCCGCCGCGGCGCTCCGGTGCCAAAGCGGTGCGCGGCCCGCGAAAAGGAGAAACCCAAAGGAGATCTGCCGCGCAGAATTCCGCATCAGATCCGACGCCCGATTCCGGCTCGCAACCCGCAATGAGAATGGCGCCGGATCTGGCTGCTGCCGGCCATAAACAATCTGAAGCCCCAGGGTTTCGCGCCGGCAGCAGCAAACCTATGTCTCCCGGTGCCAGGGTTGAAGCGAAATCCGATGGCTTACTGCGCCGGGACGACGAGGGTGCCGCCCAGCATTTACTTGCTCACCAACTAGCAGATGGCGGCGCCCCACCCATTAAGCGCCGCGGCCGCCCGCCCGGTGCCGCGAAATCCGCCAGAAATGGCGGCGAGGCCACCCCTCAAGAGCATGCAGCCCAAAATGGTCATGGCGGCCTCGAAGATTCCGGCGCCTGCGCCGGCGAGGAGGTTGGCCAAGATCATGACGAAAACCAATATCTAATAGCCGGCCTCCCCGAGCTTTTGACCGTCGATCGCGCTTCCCGCGCCCAGAAGCGCGCGCTTGCGGTGCGGATCGCCGCAATGGACCTGCCGACGGTGATTGACGGGCTGGTCAGCCTGCACCGAGAGCACCGGGCCTTGCAGCGCGCCGTGGGCGATATGACGCGGCGCATCAAGGCGGACGAGAAATGGGCGGCCCATGCGCGCCATGTACGCGATGGCATCGAAATCCCGGCGGGTAAGATGGCCGTCCCGAACGATGACGACGCAGCGTTCATCAAGACGCTGCGACACCGCCTTTATACGGGGCGTGCCGCTCTGGAGGCGCTGCGCAAGCAGGTGCAGGCCGAGCAGCTCATGCTGGTGACCCGCCTGCCGGTCTATGACTGGGCACTTAGCATTCGTGGCTTCGGGCTGGCCAGCCTGGCGGCCATCGTGGGCGAAGCCGGCGATATAGGGAAATACGGCAATCCGGCGAAATTCTGGAAGCGGATGGGCTTGGCCGTGATCGACGGCGAGCGGCAGCGCAAGGTTGCCGGAAATCCCGAGCTTGCGGAGCGGCATGGCTTCCGGCCGCAGCGCCGCGCCGAGGTGCATGTGATCGGGGAAAACCTAATCCGGCAGAAAAGCCCCGGCTACTACGAGCTGTATGTCGCGCGCAAGGAATACGAGCAGACCCGGCCGGACCCGGTGCCGTATTTGATCGTCGCGCACAAGCGGGCGCTTCGCTATGTCGAGAAGCGGCTGCTGAAGAAACTCTGGTCGGCCTGGCGCGTCGGTACGGGCGTCGCCGGCGCTGAGCCGGAGGGGGCTGAGACCGGAGTGTTGGTGATGCCCAATGAGGACTTGTCTCAGCCTCAACCAGAAATGAGCCTGTCGTGACCAAGACGATGCCGCCACCCCATGACAAGGCGTCGCGGCAGGCTCATCCCGGAGCGCCGGCCAAGGTAGCGGAGTTTTCCTCGTGTACGCTGCCGGCGCTCCGAATCTTTTCGCTGCTCATGGCCAGCTTGGCGTCGAAGCCCTTTGAAGTTTTGCTGCGGGCGGTGATCGGGAACGCGGCCATTCAAGTCTTGCATCCCAAGACGCGGCTGCCGCGTTCCCACAATTTATCGTTTCCGTGGGCCCAAAATGATTTGCAACCCAGTCGGGTCGTGCCCATGGATTCGATAAATCAGGCGCTGGCCTTAAATCTATCGTGCCCCAAAAGTGCGAAGCTGGCGCCTGCCCCACCTCCGCGCCGGCATGCCCATGATAATTGGTTGCCCCGCAAGTCTCTGTGCGCCGGCGCGGAGGTGGCTTTCTGAATGTCCGGGCCAACCACCTCTCCTATCACGCCAAAGATGCGCGCCGACCGCGTGGAGCGCACCGAGGCGGCCGCGGCGCGGGTAACGGAATGGGCGGTGCGTTTTGCTCGGAACCTGAACACGCAACCGACCTTCGATGAATCGGTGCAACAGGCTGCCAACATTCTTGCGGCGATTCAACGCGAAAGAAAATTTAGGGGCGTTGCTGAGGGGAAGATCAGCGATGCGACCTATTTGAGCGAGCTGACGATGGCATCATGCTGCCTGGCGGCCGCCATGGCTCTGTTAATCCCCAAAAAAACACTGAAGGAACGCAAAAATGCGGCCCGATAAAATCATTTTAGATGATCCGGAGTTTCGGGCGCCGGCGCCGACCCTGATCGTGGCCGGTCAAGGCAGATGCGGGACTTCCCTGGTCATGCAGATGCTGGCGCGGGCCGGCGTTGCCGTGACGGGTAACGCGCCCACGTACGAGGTTGTCCCGGAAGAGACGTCTCCTGCTTATTGGCGCGAGAATTTTGGCGGAAAAGCAATCAAAATCCTTGACCCGCATCTGAAGCGGCCGCCGTTCGGGCTGCAGTATCGCGCGATCTGGCTGGATCGGAACCTCGAGCAACAGGCGCTTTCACAGGTGAAGCTGCTGAAACAACTTGGATACGACGTACTGACGGATCGCAGGGCGATCAAGCGGCTCGTTAAGCTCAATCGCAAGAACAGAAGTTACGCAGTCAACGTCCTAAGGAGTCTGGCGGGTCCGGAAAACTGCATAGGCACCACATTCGAGCACCTGATCAATTCCCCGCACCTGGCGGCGAAACAGATCTACGAAAAATTCAAGGAATTTGTGCCTGAGCATCCCGGGAAATCAGATGCGGCCGTCATTCTTGAAATGGCTGCTGTGGTGAAGTTTCGGCATGCGGACTGCTACAACGGCCTGTTGGAGCTTGGATTGCCCGGCTTCAAGGAAAAAATTCTGGAGGCACAATCATGAAATTTTTGCTGTTTGAACCGCCCGCCAATGTTCCTTCCGCGCAAACCGCGCTCAGCTTTGAAAAAGACGTTGTTGAAAGATGTACAGACGTTATCGATCTTGTCCACTTCGTTGAGACCTGGCCATATGATGCGATCATCCTGAACGTGCCGAACTTCCTGCCATACCAGGATCGATTCAAAAAGTTGGCGATATCTGGTGACCATGTCACCTTCGTTCTGAGCGATTTGCTGCCACAGGAAGAGCTTTTGGTGTTGCGCTCCGGCGGTATTTATCTGAATCGGTACAACATGATTGAGGCTGGACGCGAGTTTCAATCGTTTATGCTTTTGACGGTCCGGAATATTGTGAATTTGCGTCGCAATGCCGTTCCATCGGTTAAGCATTTCGGCGCCGTGAAAATCGATTTCAATGCGCGCCGCGTATCGGTCAATGAAACCAAGATATGCTTTACCAAAAAAGAATATCTCATCTTTGAAATGTTGTGCCTTCGCGCAGGCCGTGCGTTCAGTAAAGAGAACATCATCGATCAGATTTATGGAGCGCGCGAAGATGCGCCAGGTGCGAAGATCGTGGACGTCTTTATCTGCAAAATCAGGAATAAGCTCGAAGAAGCGGGTGCTGGCAAAGTCATTCGGACGATCTGGGGCACCGGTTATATTATCGATTTACCAGCGCCGGATGAGGTTGTGGCGGAAGAGTCGCCTCGTCTTCTAGCGGTGGCGACCTAAGCCTTTCAAATTCCGGGGAATGTTTCAGGACGATCTACTTAGCGCCACGAGCATATCCTGGCTGGCGTCTCCATCGGCGCTCATTGAATTAGACCGAGAGCTCGTGCGGCGCGGTGGCCTGCGCGCCTTCGTGGAACTGGCCTGGCACATCATCGAGCCGGCCGCCACCTTCCGCCCGAATTGGCACATCGATGAGATGTGCATCGAGCTGGAGCGCATCGTCGCCGGTCAAAATCGACGCCTGGCCATGGCGATCCCGCCGCGGCACGGCAAGAGCTCTATTCTGGCGGTTTTCTTCCCGGCGTATGTCTGGATCAAGAACCCGGCGCGCCGCATGATGTTCATCAGCTATGATTTCGATCTCTCGATGCGCGACAGCAAGAGAACGCGAGAGCTGATCAACAGCCAGTGGTTCCAGGAGCGCTGGGGCCATATTTTCCAGCTCAAGACGGATAACGTCAAAATCCTGGAGACCAATAAGACGGGCTACCGGGAATGCGCTTCTGTCGGCGGCCGCATCATGGGTAAGGGTGCTGACATCATCTGCGTGGACGATCCGCACGATACCAAGGACGTGGAATCCGAGGTCAAACGCGCCGTCGTGCTGCTTTATTGGCGCGAGCGCGTTCAGAGCCGCCTCAACGATCCGAAGACCGGATCCTTTGTCGTGTGCCACCAGCGCGTTGGCGAAAACGACCTGATCGGCGACATTTTGAAGCGGCAGAAGGGGCAATATGTCTATTTGCGCCTGGCGGTAAAATTCGACCCGAAACATCTGCATAACTGGCCGCGCGATCCGCGCACCGACGCCGGCGAGCTGCTTTGGGCTGATCATATGCCTCAACCGGTCATCGACGAGTTTGAGACCAATCTGGGTTCCTACGCCTTCGCTGCTCAGTTTCAGCAGCTGCCGGGCCCGCGCGAAGGCGGCATGTTCAAGGCGCACTGGTTCACGAAGATCAGCAAGAAGGAATTGCCGGGCGACATCGAATATTGCCGCGGCTGGGATTTCGCGGCGACGCTGGCGACGATGGTCAAGGCGGACCCGGATTACACGGCCACCGTGCTGATCGGGCACAGCCGCACCACGAAGAAATGGTACATCGCGCATGCGGAACGCTGGCGCGTGGAGATGGGCGAGGTCGACAGGATCCTGGTTGCCAAGGCGCAAAATGACCCCAAAGGGACCCGTGTGCGGCTTCCCCAGGATCCCGGCGCGGCCGGGAAAGGCATGGTGCAGCATCACGGCAAGCTGCTTGCGGGTTATTCTTTCATGGCTGAGCCGGTGACCGGTGATAAGGCACAGAACGCAGCGCCGCTGGCGGGGCAGGCCATGGTCGGGAACGTCATGATGGTTGAGGGGGATTGGAACGACGATTATTTGGCTGAGATGGCAGGATTTCCGACAGCCTCCCATGATGACTGGGTCGATGCCTCGAGCCAGGCATACAAAGGGTTCATGAAATCCACCTCAGGCATCATGGATTACTATTCGCGGATGCTCGAGGAAGAGAAGGCCAAGGCCCTCGACGTGAAGCCGCTGGACGGTTCGACCATCGAGACCACGCAGGATATGGGGAAAGCCTATTCGACGCAGCCCGCATCAAAAACCACATAGTTGTGTGGTACATTCATTGTAGCGGCACATCATGTTGTGTTTGTAGATATACCCCTGCACCATGGGCAGTTTGCTTATGGTAGATCGGGGGATTCAACATAAGCGCGCGCCTCGACCATGCTGCGGAGACCAAGTCTCGTTCGCTATCTGCTCCAAGGCGCGCGGCAGCGCGGCAGCGACCCCAACCAGTATCAAACGTAATGCTTATCCTGGTGCCTCCGTCTCTGGACGCTCCAACCGAAGCCCTGCGGCGCTCCAAGCGCGGCCGGCGCATTTCTCGTCGGCCAAGGTTTGATTGGCGCCTTGCGCAGGGACATTTGCCGCTTCGTCTGCCGGCGAAAACGGTCACCCCATTGATGGAGAAGATATTTTCCCTTTTGAAGCGCCGCGCCGAGGCGCGCCTGGCGATGCCGACGAACATTGAGATGGGAGAGATGATTGGGGGCCGCGGGCGCCAAAGTATCGCCAAGGCGCTGGATAAACTGGAAGCCCTGCGTCGCATCCGCGTTGACACGAAGCGGGGCGCGCGCCGAGTCTATATTCCGTCCCGCGGCGCCATGACAGGCTGGGGTGAGCATCGTCTCGGCCATGCGCCGTTCTGCACAAATCCCCGTGGCAGCGTATCAGTTGAAAAGCCGCCTGCACCGCAGTCCATAGGTCGTGGCGAAGGATTTAAGATTTTAGGAGTTTCCTACGCGGATCAGTATGGCATGCAAGCCGTAATTTTCAGCGGTGAGGCCCCTCCCCCGGCGAGATCCTGCCAGTTTATTGAAGGAGGCGGAGGCTGGTGCAATAAAAAATCCATGGCGGGAAAGAGTTGGTGCCAGGATCATTTTGTAATCGTTTTTAGGCCATCTCGCCCCAAAAAGTCGTTCACTTTAACTTGACTTGAAGTTGAAATATGTATTTTTTTACCCTTTAGGTTTTTCCTGCATTCTCCAACAAAATACGCTTTGCTCGGGCAGTTTAGAATGAAAAAAATACAGGGTGCGGCAAACAGTAAAATAAATCTCGTCTTCCAGCGTGTTACAGAAAAACTTGTCAACGTCAGACAGAAAAAACGGCCTTTGGTTGAACCATTGACTGGATCGCGTATGCGGTTTGCCGGGCGCAGTTTTGTCAGGCAGGACGCATTCGGCAATCCGGAGCCTGTGCAGTTTTTTGCCGGCCTCCCCGCCCTATGTGATGCGGCGCCGAAGCAGCTGGAGCCCCGACAGCGATTTACCGGGCGACCAGCTTCTGTCTAAATTTCTGCGCGATCGCTTGCAAGGAGCGTTCGCAGACAGGCGTTTCCTCCCTGGACTTGCCGCTCCGTGGCAACGCGGAGCGGCCTTTTTTTATGAAAAACGGGCGACCAAACATCTGCAGTCTGAGCGGTGAAGCATCATGAGGCCGCCAGAAGATGACGCTACCATTCAACCCGTATTACGACCGCCGCCAGCCCATCGGGCCCGGGCTCAACGGCTTTGCGATCACGCCGAACGACAATATTCCCCTGACGGCGATCACCAGCAGGATTTATGTCGGGGTCGGCGGCAGCCTGGCGCTGGTGTTGTCCGGTGACCCGAAAAACGGCGTAAGCCCGGCCACCGGCGCGGCGACGCAGCCGATCGTGCTCCAGAACGTCCCGAGCGGCGCGATCTTCGAGCTGGCCGTGGCCTACGTGATGGCGACCGGCACGACGGCCAGCGGCATCATAGGTCTGGTCTAGGTCTGGCCGCGTAAATGCCGCAGGACAAAGGCGCGCCGAACGGCCCGAAACTTACCCCGGGCGCGGTTCTGAGCGAAATCCCCAAATTCGTGATCAACCAGGCCATGAGCATGCTTGGTGTGCGCCGGGCGCCGCTGGCGCCGCCGTTGCCGCCCCGGCAAGCCTCGCCCGGGACCGTCCCGCAGCTCTCGGACCCGAACCAACCCGTGCCTGAGCAATTCCAGGGCGAGCTGAACACCCTGCAGCGCTTCAATAACCGGGTGCGGCGCGAACCGTGGTTCGGGCCATCCGTCCCGCAGAAGGGCATCGCACCGCGCGGGGACGTGGCGGGCCGCACCAATAACTATCCCGTTGCCTACAACCTTTCCCTTACGCCGCGGCAGTATGAGCCGGTCAGCTTCAACATGCTGCGCGGCCTATATGAGGGCCTCGACCTGGCCAAGATATGCGTAGCCACGCGCAAAAACCAAATGGCGAAGCTGTCTTTCGAGATCATGCCCCGGATGGAGCCGGGCCAGAACGTCAGGCGCAAGGATGACCCGCGCTGCAAGATGTTGGAGGATTTCTTGCGCTCCCCCGACCGTATCCACTCCTGGGATACTTGGATGCGCATGCTGCTCGAGGAGATGATGGTCATCGACGCGCCGGCCATCTACGTGCGCCGTACGCTGGGCGGCGACGTCTACGCCCTGGAAATCATCGACGGGGCTACTATCATCCCCCGCATTGACGCGCTCGGCCGCACGCCCGCCCCTCCGGAAGTGGCTTACACCCAAATCCTGCACGGCATTCCGGCAGTCAATTACACGACGGACGAGCTGATCTATTTCCCGCGGAACCTCCGCGCCGGCCGGGTCTACGGCAAGAGCGAGATCGAGCAGATCTTGATGACGATCCAGATCGCCATCCGCCGCGACATCAACAAGCTGCAGTTCTGGACGGAGGGCAACATCCCTGACGCGCTGATCGGCGTGCCGGCGGACTGGACGCCGGAACAGATCGACCGCATGCAGCAGATGTTCGATGCCTGGACGACGGATCAGGCAAATCGGCGCAAGGCCTATTTCATCCCGGGCGGCACGTCCTACAATCCGACCCGGCCCGCCCAAACGCTCGACCCGCAGCAGGATGAGTGGCTGGCCCGCGTCATTACCTATGCCTTCAACCTGCCCAATCTGCCGCTGGTCGCGCAGCAAAACCGCGCAACAGCTGAAACAGCGAATGATGCCGGCCTGCGCGAGGGCCTGGCGCCGGTCATAGTCTGGCTCAAAGGCCTCATGGACCTGATCATCGAGAAGTATTTCGGCTTCTCCGATATCGAATGGATTATGGACGATTACCGGGAGGAAGACCCGGATCAGCTCTCTGAGCGCCAACTGGCCGAAGTCCGCACCGGCGCGCTCTCCCTGGACGAATACCGGGCGGAACGTGGCCTGGAAGCCATCGGCATGGGCCCGGCGATTTTTGGCATCGGCCCGCTCGGCATCATGTTCGTAGAGGATCTGCTCAAGGCGCAGAAGATGGGCCTGATGATGCCGCAGGTCCAAGCGCCGCCCGACGCCGGCATGGGTGGAGCGATGTCGCCGTACGATGCCCCAGCTGGGCCCGGCGGTGGGGCCGCAGGTGGCGCCGCGGGAGCGCCAATGCTCGGCGGACCGGGTAATCCCGGCGCCGGAGGCGCTGGCAAGCTTATCGCCTTCCCGTCGCCAGCCGCAGGGGGCGGCCGCACAATTGCCCGCCCAGCCATGCCAAGTATCGCCAATGCCAGCATGGCGCAGATTTCACCCGCCCTGCTCTCGGCCGTTGGTCTCACGCCTGACTATAAGAAGGTCGCGCGCCCGGTTGGCAAAACATCGAAGGCAGGCCCTCCTGTGGTGCTCGATACCCTTGCGCATCACGAAAATCGCTTCAAGAAAAAAGCATGAAATCCTGCAATATCAACATTAAGAACGCATCGCTTGATTCAGATTGTGAAGCATTCCCGGCGCGCGCAAAAACCCCAGACTGGTTGAATGAGGACCACCAATCCAGATGAGCTCAACCACCTTCGATGCCTCACACCATCCCCGTGGCGACCATGGCCGGTTCGCTTCGGCGCGCGGAAGGGCTGCGATCATCAATGCGGTGCCGGCGGTGCGGTATCACACCGGGCCGAGCCTGGGCGCGCCGCGGCTGGCCGAGCGATCACCTGGCCCGGGGATTGAGCGGCGCAGCCTGACGCGGGGCGAGGCGTGGCAGCGCATCGGCAATAAAATCAATGCTTTGCCGGTGCATTATACGGGCGAGAAGACGATGGAACGTCCCGTCGGCACCTATCTGCACCTGACGCTCGATAGCCAGATCCCGAAGACGATGTCCGTGCAGGATCATCAGGCGCGGGTGAAGCGCTTCATCCAGTTGGCCAAGGACAAGCGCAAGGAGATCATGGATGGCGCCGAGAAAGCGCGCGTCGGCAAGAAGCACGTCTATCTCAAGGCGTCAGAGCCGGCGAGCGGCGGCGTGGATCGCTGGCGCATGAAGCCGGACAAATATCCGGAAGGCACTTCGAAGGCGACGCTGCACCGGGCGTACAACCATGCCGCGCTGCTGGCGATGCATGATCGCGGCTTGGCGGATTACGACTTCAAGATGGATGACGCGCTGAAGGACGAGCTGAAGCCGACCGAGCCATTCATTCGATATGCGCGGCAACGCCTTAATAATGAAGCAGATATCGCCATGCAGGGTGAGCGCCGGCCATACGTCCAGGCGTTCGGCAAGCCGTTCGCGGATCTGCGCACGGACAAAACCACCGGCGAGGTAAGGCGCCGCCTGCGGCCAAACCAGCAGCTGATCAAGGCAGCACCGCGGCTGAAGGCGGCCGGCTTGATGCTGATGCACGGTCCCAGCGATTCCCCCAAGATTCTCTTGCTGAAGCGCGCCAGTGGTGGTGATCACCAGGGCGAATGGTGCTTCCCAGGCGGCAAGATCGAGCCCGGCGAGACGCCGCGCCAGGCCGCAATCCGGGAAACGCGGGAAGAAATCGGCCCGGTTGCGCATGGTCGTCCCCAGATGTGGGCGCGGCGCATCGCCGGCGGGGTGGATTTTACAACCTTCGCGGCCCGCGTCCCGACAGCCTATGAGCCGGTGCTGAACGACGAGCATTCCGACTGGAAATGGGCGAGCCCCGATGATCTGCCCAGCCCAATGCATCCCGGCTGCGCGGTCGCGATCGACAAGCTCGCGCATCGGTCGAAAGGTATGGTGCTGGGGAAAGCCTCACCTTTCGGCGGGTTTCGTCAGGCGGTACGCAACGGCATGGCGCGCGCGGCGACGAGCCTGGATTCCGCCTTCGCGCCAGAGGCCGCTTCCCGCAGTGTTTTCGAAAGGGTGAATGGATTATCTGAAAAGGTGCGGCAATTCACCGGCTCCAAAGCGCCGCACACCACCGGCTTTTCGGCATACACAGCGGGACGCTGGACGGCGAGCAACGCAAGGGCGTTATTCCGCCAACCGGTTCAAACTGGCAAAAAGTTTGTGAGGCATAGCGCGCAAATCGGTGCTGGTTTCGGGCATGGCATATCTGATGAATTTGGCGGTTCCCCGCGGACGCGCCGCGTCGCCGGCCGGATTGGCGCGGCTGTGGGGGCTATCAAATTGCCGGTGGTGGCCGGCGCCATCGCCGCGAAGCCGATCTCGATGGCCTATCACGAATTTGGCGGCGGGGCTGACAATCAGCCCAAAAACCAGTCAGCCAAACTCGCAAAGTCTTTTGACGAAACCAAGCATCGGCGCAGCCATACGGGCGAATTCATCGCTGGCGCGGCCGCCGTTGCGGGAACGGGGGGCGCTATCGCGGCTGCCCCTGTAGTGGACAGGCACGTCAAAGCGCTGGGCCGGAAACGATATCGCCGAGACGTTAAAGCGCTGAAAGCGGCCGGCGGCCAGGTAATGTATCGCGGAGCGCCTGCACCCGACCCCAAACCAATCCAAGCCAAATCTAGCCAATATCTGCTAAAATGACGACTGAACTGTCAGCCGCCCAGCTGCAGGAACGGCGCGACGCGGCGCGCGCCAGATGGGCGAAAGCGCGCGAGGCAGCCGCGGCCGCCGGCGGAGCGATAGCAGGCGGGGCTGCCGGTGCGGCGGGCGCGGAACAAATTGGGAACATCGCTCGGAATCGCCTTGTTCGGCCCGCCCGAGCAGTGCTCGACCCTCTTCGTTCAGCCATAGAAGATAACAAGCGAAAACAATCGTTTATCGATCAACGCGCACAGAGAGCCAAATCCGGCGTGCGTTCCGATAGCAATTTTCTTTCTACCGCTCGGCGAGCGTACGAAATAAAGTTTCGCGTTGCGGCCAGGGCGGCCCGCCGTTTGGCGGAACACCAGGCAGTCAATTCCGAGACATATTTCGATTCCACCAGCGGGGAAACGGCGCAGGCAACGCTTGACCTGCCGGGTGAGACTCGGCTGCGCGAGGTAGCGGCGGCGGTAGGGGCTGATCAGGCGCAGCGTTTCCGTGCCGCCGCCGATGATCTCCGCGAAAACGGCCGCAATTCAAGGAAAGTGCCGCGCGCCGGATCGATCCAGTTGCCAAAAAAGGACAGCTTCAGCAGGACGATCATCGGCAAAGCCGAGCTCAAGCTATCGAGCAAGACCAAGGACTATCTGCGCGAGGTATTCGCGGCTGATGCTGCGCAGCGCGCCGCCGGCGGCACAGAGTTGTCTCATTTCGACGAGCTGGGCATCAAATCGATCGATCAGCTGCAGCAACGCTTCCGTGAGTTGTCACCGGATGACCGTAAGGGCTTCGCGCAATATCTGAAGCTGGAAGCCAGCCTGCCGAACATCACCTTGCGCCGCCAGAAAAAGACGGTCGACGTGCAGAATTCCAGCCGCGTCGTTCCGCCTCATACGACCACGGTACCGGGCTATCCATCCGACAAAACCCGCAAAGCAATGCGGGCCGAACTGCTGGGCGACATCACCGCGCGGCACCGCGAGCTTTCGGCAGTCCAGCAAGCCCGCGCGGACGCCGAAATCGGCCCGGCACGCGCGCGTGCCCAGACGGCGGCCCGCGCGCTGCGGTGGTTGCGCCCCGGATCAGTGGCGCGGCGCGGCCTGGTCGGCGCCGGGCTGAGCGCCGGCGTGCTGGCGGGAGCATTCGCCGCGGCGCGGGCTGAGCGCGAGATCGAGCACAGGTTCGTGGAATCCCCCGATAAGTTGACAAAGTCAGGCCCCGAGTTGACCAACTACCCGTCCTACTTGGCCAACTCGCGCCTCCAGTTGACGAAGGCGGATCAGTCCACCGGTGACGAAGACGCTCAAAACCAGGGTGATCCGGCTCAAAAACCGCGCCAGCGCCTCACCACCGCGCATCGCCTGTTGAACGCGGCGCAGGACATTGAGAACGGCCTTGCCGAAGGCGTGGGGCGCGCATTCGCGTCCTGGAAGGACGCGGCGACACCGGAAGCGATTGCGGATCCCGAGGCGCAGGGTTCGCTGTTCGACCAGCTCGATGAGCCGCTCAACGACGGGATGGCGCGGCTGGACGACGCCACAGTCGCCGGCCTGACCGCGCCGACGCGGATTCAGCCGCCGCAGACCGAGCGCGACACCTCGGAACCAAAGCCGCGGCTGGTAAGTTTCGGCTTCAATCTGCGTTCCCCGGCCACCGAAAAATACGCCAGGCAATACCGCTATTCCCGGGTGCGGGAGATCACGGACCGGCAGCGCCAGAACATCCGGCAGATCATCATAGCATCGACCCGAAGCGGCGATCCCCCTGCCCTCACCGCGCGCCGCATCCGCGATGTCATCGGCCTGACAGCCAACCAGGCCGCGATCGTGGCCAATTACCGCGCAGCACTGGAGGCTAATGACCCGCGCGCCGCCACCTATGCGCTGCGGGATCGCCGCTTCGACAGGACCATCAACGCCGCGATCGAGGCCAAGAAGCCACTGCACGAGCAGGTGATCGACAAACTGGTCGACGCCTATCAGCGCCGCTTCCTGGCGTACCGCGCCATGACGATCGCGCGCACGGAGAGTCTTCGCGCCGCCAACAACGGCCATGTGCAGGCTGTGACCAAATGGCTGGCGGATCACCCCGACTATACGGTGGCCAAGACCTGGATATCGACCGAGGACGAGCGCACCCGGCCGGATCACGTGGGGCTGCACCGCCAGACCGTGATCGGGCTGCAGACCCCGTTCGTCTGCGATAGCGGCGAGACGATCCGCTGGCCGCATGACCCCTTGGGCGCGGCCAAAGAGGTGATCAATTGCCGCTGTACCTTCATGACGGTGCTGATCCCGCGCAGTGCGGCGGCGCGGCATGGTCAAGCCGCCTACGGCACGCCGTTCCCGAATTTCTGGTCAGGTCCGCGAGAGCCGTACGACATCGAGAGTCCGGACGATCTTTTCGGGAATCCCGCGCTGGAACCTGCGTAGTTTTGGCGACCAAGAGCGGTCACAATAAATTCGCTTGCAGCGAAACACATTTTAATGTGTTATTGCCCAACCTTAAACACATAGGAGTGTGAATCTATGCCCCAAGACATTTCGTGGCTCTGGCACCAGGTCGATCCGGCCGTTACCCTTTTCTTGGCCGGCCTGTTCGGTTTCATCACCAAAGCTGGCAACGCCTTCCTGGTGCAGCACAAGCTAAGCGCGGCCCAGGATGACTTCGACCAGGCGATGGTCCACGGCGATGCGCTGATTCTGGCCTGGTGGAAATCGCTCGAGACGCACAATTCGATCGTGACGATCCCGGAGGGTATTCTATCCGACGTCGCCAGCAAGGTTCTGGCCCTCGCGCCGGCAGCCGAAGCGGTTCTTAAGCTCACGCCCGATACGATTGGTTCGATCCTCCAGGCGAACCTTACGAAATACCTGCACTGGTCGCTGACGCCGATCGCGCCGATGACAGGCATTGCGCCCGCA